TCAGGCAGTCCGTAGTAGTCGCCGACGTAGATAGGCAGAGCGCGCGGTTGAATAGTAGCTGTGTCGTTGGCGACCTTGACGCCATCCACATAAAGACTAGCCATTGATCCGTCATAGGTTGCTGTCACCAGTTGCCAAGCGTTGCCCTTCACCGCGCCGCCTTCAACGCACCCGTAGGGCTGGCCGCACGTTCCCGTCGAGCCTGCTCCGCCGGCCCCAATGAACTTGTACATCCCGGCTGTCATGTCCAAGCCCAGGTAGAAGCCCGTCTCGTACTGCGATTCGATGATTCGCGGGTACGCGTACGTCATCGTTGGATCGGGCTGCACCCAGGCGCTCACCGTGAACGCGGGGCTGACCGGTATAGCCGGCGTGATCACTCTGGCATGTCCGTCGAACCCGAGAGCCCCGACGATCTGCCCGCCGATCCACTTTGCGCCGTATATCGTGCCGGGGTATTGGCCGTAGTCCGGGTAGTACTGATCGGTGTTGATGTTCTTCACGTACTTGCCGGGGTGGGCGCTGTCCATGGCTATCGTTCCCTGCCGGTCATCGAATCGCCAGTGCGCTGTCAGTCCGGAGTTGGGGTCTTGCGCGAAGGCAATGGCGGCAAAGAGCAGGACTGCAACGCGCATATCATTGATTACATGGCCCGATGCTATCTAGGCGACAAGAAACTACGCCGGATTGCGTCGATTGTTGGTCCGCGTTTTACTGTCCACGGGGCTACAGTCAGGGGTGGCGAGACTCACTACTATGCGAAGGCGTTCCTGATCGAACGCGAGACTGATAAACACATCATTGCCTGGGTGAATTACAAGACCGGGGTTGTTGAGTGGCCGGAAGAGGGTGAGCCTGGAACGACATGGAGACTACCACCACCTTCGCTTTAGCGCAATTCGGGCGGGCGGATCACCGGACTGACTCCCCGGTTCACGTTTTACCAAAACAACCCGTTAGAGTTCGCTCACCGGACCTGTCAGCTAAGGACCCGACGATGCCGCCCATAAATACGAAAGCCTCATCAACCCAGTAGTTGCCGATGAGACTTCCGTCGCTATTGCGTTCTGTCGTTCTTCAGGAACCTGCTTGCAATCCATAACCCGCCATCGCGGGATTCGCATCCTCTCTTAGTTGAGCTATCGGCTATCGCCGACGCACCCCAAGTATGGAGAACAAACAGTTAGTCGTCTAGTCCCTATTTCGGTATCGGTGCCATAGCCAGCAGATCAGCCAGACCGCGACGGCCCAGACCAGGATGATCCACTTGACGCGCTCCGGGACCATTGGGTATGTACTTCGGGTCCACTGGTCCTTGAATCACACGTCGCTCGATCAGGCGCTCCACCCGCTGACGCCATTGCTCTGTCTCGCGAGTTCCGATTCCGATGAATTCCGGGGGCATTCCGGCATGATATTACGGGTTTGTACGTACTTCAACCCAGCCCATCCGCTGGGCGCTGCTTCTGTACTGCGGTGTGTCCGGTACTCTAACCGTGCGGCCGCACCGCATCTTGAATACGACGAACTTCGGGCGTTCCTTACTCTGCTGGCTTGCGATAGGCGCGGGTGCCTGGGTCATTCGGGTCGCCGCTGACCGACGGCATCTTGCGGCGCCAGTCGTCCGGCAGCTTCTCCTGCGCGTACGCCTTGGCCCTGACTGCCTCGTCGGTCCGCTGGTCCTGCTCGAGGGCTGCTTGGATCGCGCCCATGATCTTGCGCCTGGCCGGATCTTTGCGGTCCAGCCGGATGATAAGGCAGTCCTCGTCATCGAGTTCGTGGATGGCGAACGGGATGCTGGTTGATTTGTGCTCGCGCTCGCCCTTCTCGGTGTCGCGGTGACGGTGTGTCGCCTCTGTTGGATACTGCGTTGCTTGGGTAGTCATGGCACTACTTCTGCTCCGCCGGCTGTTGCTCTGCGCTCGGCTCTTCCTTCACTTCCCCGCGACGGATCAGCTCCTGGCCGTACTCAGGATCGACCTCGATGCGGTCGCCGATCTTGTGCTTCTGGCCCTGCTTGTCCGTGAACTCGCGGACGGCTACTAACTTCTTGGCATTCATCTTGGATTCCCTCCGGGCATTAGACTCTAACGAAGCATTTGCATTACGGACGATGTGGGACGCCGATCACGTAGCTACCGAACCCGAATAATCGGAGTACCCAAAGCAGCAGGATCAGCAGGACAACCACGTTGATAAACATTCGGATGGGCGGGTCCAGCGGCAACACATGATTTATGAAATATAAGATCACGCCGATAACAACCAACACGATCAGCAGTTGTATGAGATCCATTTAGTCCTCCTCCTGGTACTTCCTGATGGGGGATTGGGTCACGGCGACAGTGGGGAAGCCGGTACGCAGCGATTCGAGGAAGTCCGCAAAGTCATCTGTATGAAGCCTGACTGTACCGATCTCGCCTGACCTGCCGTACATCAGCCGGATATCGGTGTGATCGGGACGGCCCAGCACGGCCGCGGTCGTCACCCGGAGCTGCTTGACGGCTTTGTCCATTTGCTTTGTGCTGCAGAGTTATTTAGAAATGGAAGTTCAATAACGTGTACCTTATCTTGCGTTCAGTACTTTTTTGTTGCTTGTCTGCTACCCAGCGTTCGGGATAGCAGATAGACTCGAAATACATGCTATTTGAATCCTCTGACAACGCAGCCATCCTGACCTTTATCGCGGAGTTCGACACAGTCCCGACTGCTTACGAATACATTGCTAGAGGAAGCGAACCGCTTGGGAAAGGAGACACAGTTTACTTTCGGTGCAAGATTAAATATGGACACCGGCTCGAAGCAATGGGAACGATCTGCCGAGTTGGTCGCCATGATCTCACAATCCGCCTGAAGTTCCCGGTTTATGCTGCCGATGGCAAGCGATATACTTCCGTACGGTTTTACTGCCTTGGCGACATGAGTCTATCTGAGTCCGCTGCGGATTACGCCCGCGTAGGTCTGCGGTGGTTTCGATGGCAAACGACCTTTGATGACTTGTTCATTGAGCTTTTGAAACCCGCTGATACTGAGCGTACTCATATACATCCACCTATTCGCACAAACCATATTTAGATTCGCAGGGTTCCCGTTCGTGCCAGATCGGGAATAGTTGTTGCCTTCCGCCCCTTGCGGTGTGTGCCCATTCCACTACCTGATCGATGTTGTTCATTGGTAGACCGGGGACCATCGGCGCGAAGTAGGTGTGTTCGCTGATCCGCTCCCAGTCGCGAATCTTGTCGATCATAGCCGGCCGGCGGATCACCCAATTAATGATGTCCTCTTTGCCTGAGTTGATGCACGGGGCGCACCCGACTCGTCCGAATCCCATCCGGTATAAGGGGTTGATTTCCTCGCCTCTGGCCTTTGCGTTGGCGAAGCACTCGTCCTTGGTCAAACCGGCAATGATGTGGTTTACATAACAGTCGAAGTAGGTATCCCACTCCCGGTCAGGGTAATGAGCCCGTGCCGCGCTTTCGTCCCTGCGTACGCCTGTGTACCTCTCGTAATCCTCGCCTTGGAGGTTCGCTTCTATCCAACGCTTCTGGGGTGCCAGCTTCAGGATGGACGTGCAGAACTGCGCCTTACGGGATGGCGGGCGTTTCTTGATGTGTATCATGTCGAGAAACGATAACGGCGCTTCTCCATCGAACCCGCGCTTTTCGGCGTACCCATCCGTCACCCACAAGTCCTTCACCAGGGCTTGCACTGTAATCACGGGATGTACGGTTGCCGAGTACCGCTCGATGAAGTCTATGGTCAACGGGTCTTCATTCCCGCCGGCATTCGAGTTCAGGAGGATCGTGTCTTCCGCGCCGAACTGGGCGATGACACGCGCAGCCGCTTCCTGGGAGTCGATGCCACCGGAGAATCCTACTATATGTCGCATTTGTAATACCGCTTACCCGTTTATTCTAAACTACTTCACACCAAATAGGATCGATTCTGAAACAGGATTTCCGGGCTGAAAGATGGCTTTGTTTGCAACAGGCGCGGTGGGCCGTTTAGGGTACCGTTTGTGAAACGCGCCGTTAGGCCTTGCGAACCAACCCGTTTACCACATAATCTCCCTTGGGCATCCCGTGCTCGCTCAATATGCGGCCCTGCGTCCGGCTATAAGCTGATCGCACCGAGAGTCCGTTATCTTTTAAGCGAAGCCCGACTTTGCCAAGTGCGTCAACGATGATGTTGATGGTCTTTTGGCCGCAATTCTTCATGATGGCCAAGTCATCTACCGTTAATTGGGTCAGATCTCTGACTGTGTCGATACCTGCCCGCTCAAGTATGTTGGAGATTCGGGTATAGGCTTCCTGAATATCCAATACGTGAACACCCTTATCCAGAAGAGGATTAGGAGCGGGTTCCGGCTGTTGTTGCGGCTCCGGTTCTGGTTGTGTCTCTGAGATCTTACCCGAGACTGTGATTTCCAACCGCTTACCGCAGTGGGGACAAAACGCCATTCAGATCATCTTAAATCCAAATTACCCCATCCACCCCGTACTGAAACTACTCGCCGACGCCCAGGCCGAGACTGGCTTCTCCTTCTGGGGGGCCGGCTGGGTGGCGCAGATCTCATGCAGGCGGGAATTCAGGTAACGGGTTGCGTCCATCAAGTGGTCGCGCTCTTTGACCACGCGCCCCTTTTCATCCCGACGGTACAAACGAAACTCGCCCAGCCAGTTCTGCAGGCTCTTGAACACCTTGAATCGGCCGCCGGTCATCTTGGTCAGCAACTCGTACAGCCCTGATTCGACGGCGTTGTCCGCCTCGATCAGGTTCAGCCCGAGATCCTGGTACATCTGAATGAGTTGCCGGCCGTCGACCTGGCCGCGCCCGCGGGCCGCGGGGTCGATTGCGCCTTTGACCCAGGAACCTCTCGCTTTAATGGATTCTGCGTGGATCACCGGCTCCGCTTCGCCGCGGTAGTGCTCCGCGTACAGGTACAGCGTGTCCGTCTCCCGGTTTAATGCTCCCCAGATGGCTGCTGTGCGGTTCCAGCCGACGTCGATGCCGTACGCCCGGGGCCAGTGGACGGGCAACTCAAAGTCCGTTACCGTGATGTCCGCCTCAGGGACCGGGAAGATCGCGCCGGAGCCGAGGACCGGGATCCCTTTACTGCGTGCGTCCCGCTGGTAGGCCGGGATGCTCGCCAGCAGATCCGCCTTCGCCTGCTCTGTCAGGTGGGGGCAGTCTTCCCAGGTTGCGGTCACCAGGAACTTCATGTTTTAGACTGTACAGATGGACCAGCTATGAAACGCCGCAGGTGCCCGGGCTGTAACCTACTCGAGTCGTCCGATGTGCCTTGGAAAACAGACCGTTGTACGCAGTGTGAGGCCCGCCGCGCAGCGCAACAAGAACCGTCAAGCCCAAAGCCGCGCCGTAGTTGGCCGGCACAAGCGCGACTTGCTAAGACCGAACGGGCCAAGGCAAACTATGTGCCGTACGTGTGCCGCGTTTGCCAGCAAACCAAACTGCCTATCGACTTCTCGCCGCGCACAAAGCGCGAACCAGAGTTCTACCTGCACCATGCCCGCTGCAAGTCCTGTGTATGTGAACAAGTCAAGGCGTCGATCCGAGATAAGCAACACAAGCAGTATGCGGAAAACCTTGAGGGGCGCACCGTTCGTAGTTTGGCGTCCGAACTGGACAAGCTCAAACGCAGGATTGCGGTCATAAGGCAGGAACTAGAACGCCGCGACAGACTGCTGAAACGAACGTCGTAATCATCCCGGCACTCCATTCGGCAGGAAGCTAAGTACTACTGTCGATAGGCCCTGTAGCGGGGTGAATGTCAGGTAACAGATACCGCCGGTCGTCATGGTTCGCATCAGCCCTTCGGTGTACAGGGTTGAATCCGGCTCTTCATCGAACCACAGGACCTCGATGGCGCTTCCCTGGAAGGATTCTCTACCCTCCTGGTAGCTCTTGAACGAGACGCTCGAGGTGCCACCTGAGGCGTGCTTCACATAGATCGTGTCGACCGCTTCCGCGATCCCCTGCTTGGTGGTGCGGTGCGTGATGGCGTCTCCCGGTATCATGCCAGTTCCCGGACTGCTCACCTTGCCGTACAGTTTCTCCTGCAGCACTTCCCTTACAGTCTTGTTGGTGTCACCGCACGCCCATGCCTTGATGGCGCGGTCGAACCGCTTTCCTGTCCACCACTTAGGGTAGTTTCCGGTCAGGTGCAGCGTTGTCTCGTACGCGCCAGCGTCCGATTTGCCCACGCGGTTGGCCGCCATGAAGCAGCGTTCCCGATGCGGTGCCCCATCGCAGCCTTCCGGGCAGGAGGGGAACGGTGTGTGCCTCCCGCCGGCGGCAAAGAACTGCATGTGCTTCGGGTACAACTCCCTGCGGCATGCACCCGTGTCAGGGAAGTACTCCGCTATCCGGTTCCTCTGACGTCTCTGCTTTTCCGCTGCAATCAATAGCAGCATTTCTTTCCGCTGCTGATCGGTCACTCGAGGCGGCGAGGTAGAGAGTGTCGAGGGCATCTAACTGATCCTGCGTGAGTTTACTGAGGTCAACGCTGACGTTGGCGTTTACGCTTCCGGATAGGCTGATGTCTTGCTTGAACGCATCCCGGTATTCGGGCATGCGCTTCTTGGCGTGAAACATCAGGAGGTTATCGGAGTAGACGATCTCCTCCCCTACCTTCTTGCCCTGATACCATACAGCCTGTTTGACACCTAACACTCCGCGGCGCCGGATCTCAGCCTCTAGCAGGGCGTCGGATTCCCGTTGTGCTGCCTCGTATAGTTTTACGTACTCCGGATCTTCCTTCCATTTGTAATGGAGGTCACGGTAGATTCCAGCCTTCTTAGCTGCTATCTCTATGATTCCACACTTGGAAAGCTCTTCTAGGAACTTTGCCTTCTGGTCTGGTTCGCGTAGCAGCGTCCGGGCGTATTTAGTCCGTTTTGGAGGTGTATCCTTTGTTACCATTCATCGTAACTAATAGATTCTGTTCTTTTTAGCTGTCGTAATTGTCGCGCCTGGAGCGGCCCCCCCGGGGCCGGTTAGCCGTATTATGTAAACTTTCTCTCTGGAGTGCCACACAGTTGACAAAATTTGCGTAAACAAAATCCTGGTTTTGTTTACTGGGTTTTGTTTACTGGGAATACCTAGACACCTAGGCCTGTCGCGGAGGATTCGTTGGGCCGAACGTGCAGGTAACTGTTGGTGGTTGCGATGTTGGTATGCCCCAGTGTCTGGGAAATCACCAGTAATGGCACGCCATTATCCAGTGCGTGCGTTGCATGTCCGTGCCTCATCCAGTGTGCGGAGACATTTAAAGTTATGCCCACTCTTCGGGCTGCGGCCCCGACAATATTGCTAATCGTGGTGCGCTTGAGCGGTTTCTTTTCCCCCTCGCGGGATAAAAAGACCGGCAATTTAGGGTCTGCGTCCGCGGGCTTTATCGATAATATTGCGTCCCAGGTCTTGTGAGAGAGCAGAATTGTCCTCGATTTTGAGCCCTTGCCGAGTACCGTGATCTGGCCCCCCTTCTCGCCGCGGGGCTGGACCCCTTCCCAACAGAGAGACGCCGCTTCCGAGGCCCGGAGGCCCGCAGCGTACAGCACCCGGAGCAGCACCGCGTTCCGCTTGTTCGGCTCTTGCGCGATCATGGCAAGAATCTGCTTCGCCTCGAGGATCTTCGACGCGACACCATTGGGCACTTTCGGGGCGCGTAACGCTCTCGCAGGATTGTACTTGATGAGGCCCATTTCTTCCGCGAACTTGAAGATCGAACGCACGGTCGAAACCTGCCGGCGTACCGTCCGCTGCTTCTTGTGCGTACTGTCGACGTAGTCCTGCAATAACTTCAGGTCCACCTTCCGGATCGGACGGTCTTTGATGAAGGCCCGGAAATCTGCCATCGTTGTCCCGTATGTGCCTTGCGTGCTCTCGGCCCTGCCGTGTAGCCATTGCCTTTGGAGCTCGTCCCAGTGCTGGGAGGAAGTCATACCAATACCAATCTATCCGTCAGAATTGCAATGAAGTGCGGGTGGTACGCTACCGGGATTCTGTCGAGGTGCCAGCACCCGCGGACGTTGTAATAATTCTCATTCCGGTGGGGTACGCCGACTCCCCGTTTGTGATGCGAGCCGCCCATTTTGTGGGCTGGGTCCGGGCCGCGGTAGCGCAGTGCCTTGATGCGTGTGTTGGTGCCGATGATATCGACGTCGGACCGCGCTAATAACTCACGCGCCTTGTCCCGGTCCGCCTGGTACAGCAGTTTATCGGCGTGGTCGTACACCGGCGTCTTCCGCGCAATTGTGCGCTCTGTGTGAATGAGCATAGTTCGGGCTGAGAGAGTGGCAACCCGGATTTATCGGTCACCCGGAAACGGAAAATAGAGCCCGCTTACGAAACAGGCTCTTGGTGCTTAGGAATCGCCTTGACGATGCGGGGGCCAATCGATTCCCGGCGGACGAAGGCCGCCTGGTCTTTCGGGAGAATCAAACCATCGAGCTTTTCAAGCGAGAATGTACAGTTTTGAAAAAATGTCTTGTAGCCTAAACGGTTCGCTACCGCTTCCATGTCGCCGATCATGCGCTGCTCCGCGCAGGGGCTGATATGTACCGAGTAGGTCTTGCCCTCTTCGTCCACCGCTTCGGTGG